TGATTGGATGGGTTCAGATATAAGTTTCAGTGATGATGGGATGATAGATTTTGAGACTACACTTATAACGTCTTATGACGATGTAGACGTAATGATGGATGTATGGGATGTAGAACAAGAACAAATGCATCATCACCCAGATGAAATTTTATTAGAAGAATTTTTATTTCAAGAAAACTTTTTGGTAGAAGATTATAGAGAACCAGAAACATTTATAGAATTTAATAGTATAGAAGAGCTAGAAGAATGGTTTGAAGAAGAAACACATCAAGAAGAAGAAAGAATGGAAGAAGAAATGGCAGAACTAGATGAGCCTGAAGAAGAATTTATAGAAGAGATATTTGAAGAAGAAGCTGTAGAAGAAATCTTTGAGGCCATAGAAGAAAGAATGGCTGAAGCTGAAGTAGAAGAAGAAAGATTAGAAAGAGAAGATGTAGCAGAAGAGTTTGAAGAAACTTTTCAAGAAGAATTCCAAGTAGTTGAGAGGCAAGAGGCTACAGGTAAGAGCTCTATTAGCAGAGATATAGCTCTTAGAGTTGTTGCTTCTACAATAACAACAGCTAGCCAAAGCGTTAGCGGTACTAATGCTGGCAACTCAGTTCATTCTACAGGCAACAGTATAGCTTCTGGGAATGCTGTAAGTTCCTCATCTAACGCTGGTTTTAGTACTAGTAGCTCTCCTAGTATGTCAGATCAGTTTGCATCATCTACTGCTCAAACCAATCAAGTTCTTGATATGAGCAGCGTGTCCGTATCAAACTCTTCGTTTAGCTCTACATCTGTTGAAACAGATACAGTATCAACAGAAACAGTTGTTCTACGTGGAACAGATGAAACAACGCAAGATCAGATGGATACGTCTATTGCTTCTGTAGAAGTTAACTCAGAAACAGACACCACAGTAGAAAACATCATAGCTAAAAACCTACAAACAGCCCAAGATCAAGTAACAGCGCAACAAGAAGAGACGGGAGAATATGGCTCAGAGAATGCAATTATTGCTGTTATGGGTTTCTTACCAGGCTTTAATAACTATAGAATAGTCTCTATACCTGAAAAAGAGTTTTGGTATGAGCCTAAAAGCATTTATACTAATAACACAATACCAGATAATACTCTAGCGTTTTATCAGTTAGCTGGACAAAGTATAGAAACTTTAACTGAGTTGCAAAAATTGCAACCAAATTTATAGGAGAATGAGATGAATTGGTTTGAAAACAAAACAACTCAATTAATAGCTCTGGCTGGAATAGTTACTACCCTTGCTGGGTTTGGCTATCAAGGAGCTCAATACGTTAATAGACTAGACAACCTAGAAGCTCAGATAGGCGGTATAGGCGATACTGAACAAGCGCAACAAGCCATTGAAGAACGTTTTGCATCTATTGAGACTTCAGTTAAGTTTTTAGAAAAAGAAATAGACAGCGTAGAAGTACCAGATGTTACTGAAATAAAAACTGATATAGCTACTATTAAAGCAGACCTTCAAAGTTTAGATAGAGATATTAAAAAACTAGAAGCTGGCAATCCATTAGCAGGTTAATAATATGAAATTTGATTTAATTAAAAATGTAGTAGGTGCTTTGGCTCCTACACTTGGTTCAGCATTAGGTGGGCCATTAGGTGGTCAAGCAGCATCGGTTATTGCTAGCGTACTTGGATGTCAATCAGATCCCAAGTCTATTAATAAAGCTATACAAGCAGCAACCCCAGAACAAATGTTAGAGCTTAAGAAAGCTGAACAAGGTTTTGAGCTACAAATGAAAGAGCTTGAAGTAGATGTATTTAAACTAGAAGTTCAAGACAAACAAGATGCTAGAGGTAAGTTTAGCAAAGACTGGACTGCTAGAATTATGGGTACTGTTGTTGTTGGTGGGTTTATGGGTTATATATTCTTAGTGACTTTGCAGCCACCAGAACAAAACTCTGAAGCTCTTATTAACTTAGTCTTAGGTTACTTAGGAGGTTTAGCAAGTGCTGTCATCTCCTTTTACTTTGGCGCTTCAAACACCCCTGATAAAGATGAGTAATAGAAAAACAGCAGGTGACGTTCACGCAGACTTAAAATCTCACGAGGCAAAATGTGAAGAAAGATGGAAGAGCATATTCAAAGAAACAGCAGAGATAAAACAAGAAATGAACGATCTAAACGGAACTCTAAGAGTGGCAATGTTTGGGACTTTTGGTTTTATGGCAACGCTTTTGCTTGCCTCTTTAACAGGAATAGTAGCAATATAATGCATATTTCAGATGAAGGATTTGACCTTATAAAAAAATTTGAAGGTTGTGAATTAGAAGCATACAAATGTGCTGCAGGAGTTTGGACTATTGGTTATGGCCATACTAAAGATGTCCAAGAAGGCGACACTTGGGGCGAAGAAAAAGCAGAATTTATGTTATGGCGCGAGCTTGAAGATGAATATGAGCATTACGTTAATTCTTTAGTGACTGTACCAATGAACCAATGTCAGTTTGATGCTTTGGTTTCTTGGGTTTACAACCTTGGCCCAGCTAATTTAAAAGTTTCTACTTTGTTAAAAAAATTAAATGCAGGTGATTACGAAGATGTTTCAAATCAAATTAAACGCTGGAATAAAGCTACAGTAAATGGCGAGAGAAAAGTTTTGGCTGGGCTTACAAGAAGAAGAGAAGCAGAAGCTTTAATGTTTGAGGGAAAACCTTGGGAACATATATAAAATGGCTTTACAAAAAACAATATTTAAACCAGGGATAAACAGAGAAGGAACAGACTACAGCAATGAAGGGGGATGGTTTGATATTAATCTTGTAAGATTTAGAAAAGGCTTGCCTGAAAAATTTGGAGGTTGGGCAAAACTTACAACCGATACTTTTCTAGGAACATGTAGAGCTTTGCACGCTTGGGTTTCTCTAGGTGGTGATAAATTATTAGGTTTGGGAACAACTTTTAAATACTACGTTCAACAAGGTAATGTTTTTTATGATATTACGCCAATACGATCAACAGATTTAAACGTTACTACTTTTGCCGCAACAAACGGTAGTGCAATTATTACAGCAACAGATACAGATCATGGAGCTGTAATTAATGATTTTGTAACCATAAGTAATGCTGTTTCTTTAGGTGGAGCAATTACAGCCACAGTTTTAAACACAGAACATCAGATAACCTCTATTACTACCAACACATATACTTTTGTAGCATCAGCTACAGCTAATGGTAGTGACACAGGCAATGGTGGAAGTGCCACAGACGCAGCCTATCAAATAAACGTAGGTTTGGATGTTTACGTTCCATCTACGGGTTGGGGTGCGAACAATTGGGGTGAGGGGACGTTTGGTTCATCTACTGCGTTAAATGAAACAGGGCAGTTGAGACTTTGGTCACATGACCACTTTGGCGAAAACCTTATTATTAATGCTAGAAATGGTGGTATTTATAAGTGGACAGAAAACAACGGCGTAACAACTAGAGCAGTTGAGTTATCTGGTATATCTGGAGCTAATTTAGTACCTACCAAGGGTATTCAAGTTATTACTTCAGAGAAAGATCGTCATTTAATTGTATTAGGATGCGACCCTATTGTTGGAAGCGCTAGGACTGGAACAATTGATCCAATGCTAATTGCTTTTTCTGACCAAGAAAACGATTTGCAGTTTGAACCTTTGATTACCAATACAGCAGGATCTTTAAGATTATCGTCTGGCTCTTCTATTATTGGAGCTAACAAGTCTCGTCAAGAAATATTGGTTTGGACAGATACTGCTTTATATAGCATGCAGTTTGTTGGACCGCCATTTACTTTTGCTGTTAACTTAATTAACGAAGGTACAGGTCTAATAGGGCCTAAAGCATCCGTTACAGCTCCAACTGCTGTTTTTTGGATGAGCTACAATAATTTTTACGCTTACAACGGTACAGTCCAATCTTTGCCTTGCAGCGTTCAGAATTACATTTTTTCAGATATTAATTTAATTCAATCTTTTAAAATTAATGCTTTTACAATTAACGATAAAAGTGAAGTGGGTTGGTTCTACTGTTCAGCATCTTCAACAGAAATAGACAGATACGTTATTTATAATTACGCAGATCAAACTTGGATATATGGGTCTTTAAGCAGAACAGCTTGGCTAGATTCTGGTATTGAAAACTATCCACGTGCTGTTAGTAGCGGATATGTTTACCAACAAGAAGTTGGTTTTGACGATGACGGCACGCCGATGACGAATGTGTTTATTGAAAGCTCCGACTTTGATATAGGAGACGGCGAACAATTTAGTTTTATTAGAAGAATTATTCCAGATTTTAAATTCTTATCTAACTCAGGTGGCGGTAAAGTTAATATAGTTGTTAAAACAAGAAACTTTCCAGGAGATTCTTTAACAACAAACTCAACCAATTCTATTAGCTCTACAACGCAACAAGCCAATATTAGAGCAAGAGGGCGTCAAGCCGTTTTAAGGTTTGAGTCTGACGATGACGATACAACAGCAAATACAAGCGTAGGATGGAGATTAGGAGCTACAAGACTAGACGTAAAAACAGACGGTAGAAGATGAGTAAAATACTTCAGTCTCAACTGCCGTTGGCTTACGGAGAGACGACTTCTGTTGACGTTTTTAATAGACTTGTCAGAATTTTAGAGATAAACTTAGGATCAGTAGACCCTGATAATACTTTACAGTTATCAACTACTCAACGTGATCAATTGAACTTTAATATTGGCACGCTAATCTTTAATACTACAACCGAAGTGTTGCAAGTATATAACGGGTATGAGTTCCTAGATTTAGGAATCCCCGCAAATCCTCAAGGATACCAAGCTAAAGCTTTAGTTGGGAATGTATCTGTAACTACAAATGGGGATGTAACAATAAATTTAGGATCATCTTTATATGGCTGGGATATTGAACAATATTACAACTAAGATGCTAAAATAACATATGGAACAAGGTATGCTGAACAACAGACAACAAGAACAACTCCAAGGAATCGCTGCTTTAGGCAGAAATGAAGACACTTATCTAGCTCACGTAGCCCCAGATGAGATGGTCGTACCTGCTCAAGCTTTACGCGATAACCCCCTTTTAAAATTAGCAATCGAGAAAGCTATTTCGAATTACGGGATTGATCCAAATCAATTCTTAGTTGGAAATGGAAGTATGGATCTAAACCCTTTAACGGGTTTACCAGAGTTTGGATTTTTATCTAAGCTTTGGAAAAAAGCTAAAAAAGTAATTAAAAAAGTAGCTCCTGTAGCGATGCTTATTCCTGGCGTTGGTCAGGCTTTAGGTGCTGTAGGCGGATCTCTTTTAGGTAAAGTTGGCTTAGGCAACGTAGCCAGCGGTATTGGCGGTTTAGTTGGTAAAATTCCTGGTCTTGGCGGTGTTGGAAGTGCTATTACAGGCGGAGCTGGAGGAACCTTGGGACAAGCTTTATCGTTTGGAGGAGGAGCAATTAAATCTGGAATAGCCAGTTTAAATCCTTTTACAGAAGGCGGCATGTTTAAAAGACTTACAGGAGATAAAGGTGCAACACCTCAAATATTAAAAACAATTGGAAATCAATTTGGTTTTGGTGGTAGATCTCAAGCTTTAGAAAACGCTGGATATACTCCGCAACAAATTGCCTCTTTAAAAGCTCAGGGCGACGCTGTTTACAACGCTGAAGTTGAAAAAGTAAGACAAGCTGGCGGCGGTAGTGGCGGTGGCGGCGGAGGAATTTTTCCTGGCGGCGGTAGTGGCGGTGGCGGCGGCGGCGGTATAG